TCGGTAATGTTTCTTATAACCTTATCAAAGAGTTTCAAAGGCTAGATGTTGAGTTGGGCTTATTCCCTACAGGGGGTAATGTAGATCTTGCTGCTTTCGATATCGGTGAAAATTTAAAAGAATATATCCAAAATGCTATAAACGAAAGATGGAGTTTCGTCGATAAAGAGATTCCATCTTTGAAACTTTGGCATTTCAATGGATCTGAAAATAGAAAAAATAAAGATCAACATTTGTTTACTTTCTATGAGTGTAGTGAGCCTACTAAAATCGAGAAGGCTACTTGCGCGGTTCAAGATTCTACAATTTTCTCCTCAACATATGCAAAAGATATGTTTGAGAAGGAAGGTTGTGACAACACCCATTTCATACCTTTAGGCTTTGATGAGGAGTTCAAAAGGACTGATAGAAAATACCTAAAAGATATTGTCCATTTTGGCCTTATGGGTAAATTCGAGAACAGGAAACATACCAAAAAAATCATCCAAACTTGGTTGTCTAAATATGGTAATGATCCTAAGTATCAACTGTCTTGCTGCATAAATAACCCCTTTTTCAAGCCAGAGCAAATGCATGGTGTTTGGCAAGAGATTAAAAAAGGTAAAAATTACAATAATCTTAACATCATACCTCATCTCGATAAAAATGCAGAAGTGAATGAGTTACTTAATGCTATAGACATCGATCTGACTGGTCTTTCTGGCGGCGAAGGTTGGAATTTGCCAGCCTTCAATGCTACTTGTTTAGGTAAATGGAGTATCGTATTAAATGAGACCTCTCATAAAGACTGGGCCACAAAAGATAATTGTATTTTGGTTGAGTCTACGGGAAGATCCGTTCCTAGTGCGGATGGTATGTTCTTCACTAAAGGGTCCGACTATAACCAAGGCGATTTCTACGCTTGGGATGAGGAAACTGTATTGAAGGCCATGGAAGAAGCTGAAACCAAAGTGGGACAAATTAACACGGAGGGGGTCAAATTAGGAGACAGTATGACTTACAAGAAAACAGCTGAAGCTATTTTAGCCCTTATCTACAAGGAAAACTGATATGGCACAAATCGTGTTATATAAATAAAATTAAAATAATGTCTATCTATATTTACAAACATCCTGATACAAACGAACACCGCGAGGTATTCCAAGGGATGAACGACGAACATATATTTATAGACGAATTTGGTGTGCAATGGAGGCGAGTATACCTTGCCCCTAACGCTTCCATAGATAGCTCTATAGACCCTTTTAATAAGCAGCAATACATCGACGCTACTTATCACAAGAAAGGCACTGTGGGCGATATGATGGACTACTCAGCGGAACTCAGCTCTAAACGAGCTGAACAAGCTGGGGGTGTTGACCCAGTTAAAGAAAAATTCTATAATAATTACGCAAAAGAGCGGAATGGGACAGATCATCCAAATAGAATTAAAGAAAAAGGGGATCAGAGTAATCAAGTAAACGTTGATTACGACTAATAATAAGTTCCGCTCAGTTTGAGACCTTTATTTTGAGTGACTTGGAACGTAAAATTTGCGTCAAAATTCATTCTTCCGTTTACGTCCATAGAATAGTTATAAGATCCTAATTTGGCATCTTCTATTCTGTAAACCATAGATTTACCACTTGCTTCTAAGGTCAAATCAAATTGATAAAGCTCGTCTGAATTCAAAACTCCAGTCATAGCTCCACTCTCAAAACCAGAAACTTGAGAAGACACAGCAAATGTCCCTTTGGCTGGAAACTGCCTTTTCCTGCCAAAGGCGTAGTCATTACCTAGTCCATAAGCAGAAACCCTTGGCATAGATACGTTCATATTAACAGATTGAACTAGATGTCTCCCTGAGATCTCTTGCCCTCCGACTTGTAAATTCTGTAATGTCACATCACTACCAGCATTTGTTGGATTGACAATAGGAGGAGCTTTTTCTAGAGCGGCTGTAGATAAATTTTTAGTAAAATTAAAGATACATCTCCCCACATTATCGTTATTGCCTCCAGTTAAATTTATAGCTGGCTTTTCCATAGAAGTCCCTGTTAGGTGATCAAATACAGCATTAGAACAAACATAAGAAGTATTTACTTTAGGAAGATCTCCTACAGCGTAGCTTAAACTGTATGATTCTGGGAAACAATTTCCAAAAGCAATAGCATCATCGCCATTTAAATCGAGAATAGTATCAAATGAGGTGAGAGAATTATCTAAAAAAGATTCTTCTTGATTCTCACTAAAGAATACATAGAAATTATTAGAATCGTTGACCTCACTAGCATTAAACATGCTTTGAAAATTATTCGTAGGAGAAGTATCTAAAAATCTGCCTTGGACTTCGTTAGAAAAATTAGGTTCTGGAATATAACTTATATTTAAACTTACATCAGGTTGATTATATATTTCGTTAGCTGCTAGATCTTGAGAACCAATTTGTTTTGATTGTTGCCTAGAATAATCAATAGAATAATCAAACGTCTGAGTTATTTTATGGATCATGACATTATCATCCCCCTCTGACCAAGCTGTATAGAAATCTTGAGCTGCTATAATCGCATTATTACTTTTTATTATATTTCTAGCCATATTAAGTTCCTGTTGGAATTACACCCATAGGGTCTTCTTTGAGTTCTACACTTAACGTATTAGAATTAACGTAGTTCCACGTATGTGTCCACTTCGGGCTATAGTAAACTTTAGGTCTGTTATAAACAGAAGGGATTTGATGTTTAAATCTACGATAACCACCTTTATTTTCCAAGAAATGGATCATAGTTTTCAACTGCTTGTCAGGTATATTATTAAAGCTATAATTCATATCAAATGTCGCAATATTATTGTTAGTCTTAAACCTTTGAGTGAAAGAGTTTTTATATTCTAATTTATCAGCTTTAATTTTCACATCATTTTGAGTTTCGATGTCAGGCTCAAAAAAGAAATCTTGAGTCCACATTGAATCTACTCCTGTGGGAGAATTCGATTCTGTAGAACTATGATCTCCAGTGCAGTAGTAGAAATTATCTAACTTGTTTTGATTTATTCCTGTATATGCAATATCATACTCCTCGTAAGAAGTGGAGTAGTTATAATCATCGAATTCTAAGTTAGGGAAACATCCCATTCCAGACCATTTTAGCAAAGTCGGGGCATGGTCTACCGTTAAGCTTGTCGCTACTTCGAAGTGCTGATTATTAATAAAATTAATTGCATAATTATCACAAAATCCACTAACTCTTTTATATACACCTAAATTATCTGGAGTAAACCCTATGGGTAAATATCCAGATTGAGCTTCGAAAAAGTTAGCTAGTTTTCTAGCATTGGTTTCATTAACTTCATATTTTAAAGAAAATCTTGCCACTAAGCTATCTACAGATAGAGGTATTAAATTATAATAAAAATCATCAGTGACATAACTATGATTATTAGCCTGAAATTCTACTGTAGATCCATAAACTGGTGTGAGACTAAGATGAGAAAGTTCTGATGGAGAAACTATTCCACTAATGTTGCGGTCTCTGTTATAAAATAAGTCTTCGCTCATGAGTGTCCAATGTAGTTAAGGGTTAGTCTTACGGAGCCGTCAGCGGAAGCATTAAGTTGTTCAGATACTAAAGAAGCGTTTGGAACAGTCAATGTTTGTAAATTATTTCCACCTCTCCCTTTAACAGAAAAAGATAGATTTTTGTCTGACCTACCCTCTTCGAAGAAACTAAAGCCACTCGCTAAAAAGATATCATCGACATCTATCTGGACAGCCGCCGAATACTCTATAGGGTTTATATGTTTTACCTCTACAGGAGTTTCTGATCCTATAGTATAATAGGGAATCTTGTTTATAGACAAAGAATAATCGAAACCTAAAACTCTATTAGTTGTGCTATGATCACATGTCGCAGTTATAGATCCTTGGCTTGGTATATCTATATTAGTCGAAGTCGTTCCTGTCGCATTAACTCCGCTTTTCATTTCATCATAAACAGTAAAACTAGCATTAACTTTCGGTATAGATCCTACTGCACAGTTCACAGAATAAGACTCTAAATAACCACTTTCAAAACCGTAAGAAGAATTATTATTATAATTGAAACTACCCTTCATTACCTCTGATGCTCCAGTAAAATCTAAAACTGGATCATTATACATCAATGACCTAGAAAAAGAAACGCTTTGCTTAATAGCCCCCGCTACAGTAGTCACTCCCCGAACTGAACCCAAAGGTTTAGTTACATTAGAAGCGCTCTGATATCCGATATCTAGAGAATTAACTCCAGAGAGTTCTCTGGCCGAAGGAGTCCCATTTTGTCCCGATATAAAGAAGTGACAATCGTAATTTAGTGTTGTTCCGTACATTATGCTCTAGCTTGTCTTAGTGATCCCCCCAACCTCTTCTCGTCGTCTATGACTTGTTTAACTACGTCCTTTATCTTAGTCGCTAATGAGGTCTGCTGATCATCCCCGTTCCCTTGAGAGTCAGATGATCCATCAGAGTTAACAGTGATATTAATTACAGTCTCTCCAGCATTATCAGAAACAGATATAAGCTCATCAAGTTTGCTCACTACGTCTTCAGAGCCTCCACTTGCTCCTGAATTTAAAGCGTTTAGATTTCCTGCGCCTATCTTCTGAGTTGCAGCAGCGTTCATGACGAACTCACCACCAGATAACATAGAAGGTACAGTATCTACTCCAGCCGCATTAGGTATAGCGCCTCCTGTAGCTTTTTTTTCGGGTAACCCCGACCACCCAGCGCTTCTGAAATCATTGCTCGCCCCAAAATCTTTTAGCTCGGTTTTAGATGTCAGATCGACTAGGTCTAATCCTTCAAGGGGGTTCCAAGTGGATGCAGTAGCCTTTAGTGACGAGCCAGAAGAAGGGAATGTCGGTCTTTGGCTAGTAAAGCGAGTTTTTGTGATGTCCAATCCCTGACTAGCTTTCGACAAATCTGCTTTTGGCCCGAATAAATCTGTAAGACTTTTGAACCCAGTAGCAGCGGCGGCAGCACCAAGAGAATCCCAGAAAGCTTTTTTGTCTTTCTTCTTTTGTTCTTTAGCTTGCTCCTCCTTGTTAACCTGCTGGGAGAACAATCCAAATGCTTTCTGCTTGGAAGCTTGCTCTCTTTGGAATGCTGGGCTATTCCTACGGCCAAACATAGTGAGGGCCGCGCTTTGAGGTTCCAAATCGACAGACGCGAATCCCGACCCCGATCCAAATCTATCAGAATTTCCAGCAGTAAATGACTGTGTAGCAAAATCGAGTAAATTGTTTTTCCCTGGTATTTCTTCCTGCCCATAAGTTCCTGGGGTAAACAAACCTCCTCTAGCCATAGCTGGAGTCTTGCCAGAGTTTAAAGAGTCCATAAAACTAGATCCGTATTTTTGGACCGCGCTTTTTCTCATCACAAACTCGCCGCCCATGAGCAACGCAGGGACATCGTCTTTAGATCCCGAACCACCAGTCACTGGTCCACCAGAAGCAAAGAAGTTACTCGTAATATTTTTAAACGCCGCCGACATATTACTTTGGGCTTCCCCAAGGAAGAAATTGGAGGCAGCTTGCCTTAGAACATCACCGAGGTCTTCTCCTTTAGCTATAGCATTAACTAAACCATTGCTAATTGTATCTGTGAAATCTCTAGCGCTTTGGACTAAAGAATCATCTAAGCTTTGTTGTATTTCATACTCTTCAAAGTCAAAAGCGTTTTTGAATTTATCAGAGAGAGAGCCTCCCATAGCTATATCTATTGCACGACCTGCATTATCTATATTCAGGTCTTCATCGTCTTTGGCGGAATTAAGCTCGGAAATTTTTCTTATTATTGCATCGTATATTTTAGCGCTCTGGTCTTTTCCTCCAGCTGTCACCCCTCCTGTCAAACTTGGTATCAAATCCTTCATACCAGCAAAGCCTCCACTCGGACTCCACCTTGAAGAGGGTGCGGAGGTGCTGACATCGATGCCGTTTTTTAAAACGGCATCACTTACAGTCGCTTTATCATCTATTTTATCAAAAAAGCTTCTAATACCTCCGATATCTTCTACACTCTTTATCGATTTAGCCAACTCTGTTATTTGGTCCGTAAAAAATGGCAAAGCATCGTTTGCCGTTAACGACATTATAGCTGCTTTAGTAGAAGCTATAACTTCATCTTCTTTTTCTTTTATATTTATTCCAGCTTGCCTCCGTATGAAACCTTCTGCTGCTTTAGCTTTTTGGACAGAGTTAGCGAACATATTTTCTTTATCAAAAGTATTTTTGTCTTTATCCAAATCTCTTTGGCTATCACCCGTATTTGCAGCATTAAACGTTTTGTCTTGGAAAGCGGCTCTAGACATATCTCTTGCGATATTTTGTATAAATTCAGCTCTTTCAGCATCTAATACTGCTTGTTTTTGAGTAGTTTCTAAAACTTTTTTTCTTTCGTTTTTTTCCTTTACAATCCCCGCAATCGTTGCGTCTAAGAACCCCTTCATGGCCTCTTGCATCTTCACACTCACACCTAATGTAGTTAAAGTTTCCTTAAGAATCTTGTTTCTTCCTTCCGTAGTAGATAACTCCTTTAGACTTGTTTTGGCTATTTCTTTCGTTAAAGCGGATATTTTATCGTCGTCTAATACTAGTTCCGTATTAGCATCTACTTGTTGTTTGATTATATCTGCGATTTTGGAGTTAGCTGCCATATCTTCTTTAGCTAAATCTATTTTATTCTTAAGCAGAAGAACCCCGACTCCATTCAACGAATTATGCCGTTTTGCGAAAGCTAAAGCTCTTTCATCACCCGTCAAAGTTTTTGCTTTTATTTTCATTATCGCGATTTCAGTATTAAGTTCTACTTTCGCTTGGTCTCCTCTAACTTTGTTGATTTTTTGATTTGGTGTATTACTTTGGAGAACCATTTGCTTTATTGCCTCAATTAATATAGTCGGCTGTAGTTGCGCTTTTGTGGGGTCTCTTGGATCGCGCCCCTTCAAGATCATTTTATCACTTGTTTGTCTTTGTATCAGTTCATCAGCTGTTAATTTTCTCTTCCCAGAAAGAGCATCTCGCTCATTGGTAGCACTTTGTTTAATTATAGATATCTGTTCTTTGGTCAAACGTCCCACTGTTTTATCAATTTCTTCTTGAGGTTCAAAGGATTTGATCGCATTCTGCAAAGAGTCCATAAATACTCCAAGTTCTTTTTGTGGATCAAACCTCTTCCCGATAACTTTCTCGCCAATAGTCGCTTTTCGATTGTCGAAATCCTCTTTCATATTTTTTTCTAGTCTATTAATAAAAATTGGGTCTATACCACGATCTCCAGCTTCCTTTATAACTTTATTATAATTCTCCATAGGCACTGCATCACTACCTTTTATATTCCCCCCCCAATTTATATTCTTGTTCTTCAAAATGCTAACAAGTCCTCCGAAGAAACCTACGTCCTCGCTCGCGCCCATCGTGTTGCCACTATCGCGCCCCGACATATTTGAGGATCTAAAGTCGGCACGGGTTTCAGCTTGTTCTCTGACTCTTTTTCTGACAGCATCTGGGATCTCAATAGCGTCCAGTTTCTCCCTCGTTCTTTCTGCACTTTTACCAAGCTCTTCTGTATTCATCGCGGCTAATTCGGATCTACCGCTCCACCAATCTAGAGCTTTATTTATCCCCCAAGCAGCAGTGGCGATTAGAGCGAGAGGTCCAACCACTGCTAGTAACCCTCCGCCAAATGCCCTCATCCCCCCCAATGCAACTTGTAAGGCTCCTTTCATTTTGTTCCCTCCGCCCATTGTAGAAAACTTTCCTACCGTCCCCGAAAATGTAGTCGCCCCCTGCGCTATCTGCGTCCGACCCGCCTTGAAAAGACCCTTTCCTTTGCTCCCGCCAAGAAATCCCATTACTCCTTTTAGTCCTCCAAAAGCTTGTCCTAGCATCATGCCGCTAACAGCGACATTTAGCAACGTCATGCTGGCGGCAACAGCTTTGTTTTTCTCTGTGACTTCCCCCAACACACCACTGAGCATTGACATCCCGATTTGGATTGCGAACAACTTGCCAATAAATCCACCCATTGCATCATTAGCTTGAGCAGGGCCAGCTGGTTTAGCAAAGTTAGGAATAGCCCCAGTAGGTTCGTCTCTAGTATTAGTAACGGCTAACCCCATTGGGTTACCAGCGTTTCTAAGTCTAGGGCTTTGGTTTACGCGGATTTGGTTTACTGGTAAACCAGCAGCTTGTTCTCTTCCGATAGCATCTTGAAGAGGATTAGCAAAATTAGGGATGTAACCTCCAGCTGATCTTGGTCGGGAGTCAAATAAATTTTTAAAATCTCCAACTGTTCCTGACTGGCTTCCCATCTGGGAGTTCTTTTTTTGCAAAAAACTGTTGACACCATTGACAGTCTTCATCCCGTTTATACCATTTGGGTATAAACTGTCGAATTTACTCTTCGTCATCGTCGCGCCTAAAGCGGTATTCTCGAACTTTCCTTTAATTGCTTTCCCGTTTTTATCATACACTTGCACTTTTTTTTGATATCGTGCTGTAAGAGCGCCACCATGCCTTATGTCATAAAATTTTATAGCTGCAGCTTTAGCTAACGGACTAGTAGCTTTAACTTCCCCCCCCATCTGCCCCTTACCTGCAGGAACGCCAAACATATCAAAAAGCCCTTGGTCATAAGGTAGATCTATTCTAGAATTAGAAGTTCTAGTCGAGTAGTCCTTGAATTGGGTACTCGCTAAAACGCCACTTAAAGCTACTTCGAAAATACTTCCCGACATACCTTCAAAAGCTCCTGGGTTAAACAAAGTTTTTAATTTAGCCTTGCTTACATTAGGGATATCGCTTTTTGGAGCTAAACTTTTAGCAAATTCCATCGCCGTTTTGGTAGACGACTTCGATAATTTTTTTCTAATCTTTTTTATAGACAAAGGCTTCTTTTCGCCATCTTTCTGTTTCAGTTTGTACACAGGGACATGAACGGGCTTAATACTATCCTGATTCAACTTTGCCTTCTCTGCCGCCGCCCTATTGCTATAGGCCATCGTTGTCTTCCCTTTCTTACCGACAAAGAAATCTCTATGTTGTCCTTCCCCTCTAGTTCCCACGAACATAACAAGAGCTTTGTCTTCATTAACGAAGTTTGGGATATACCCTCCAGCAGCCCCGATCTTTCTAGCCCCCGAAGGAAGACCTATAGAAGCAGCCATGTCTTGATTGAATATAGCTGACCCATCACCTCCAGCGTAGTTAGGTACAATGTATTCGCTACTATTAGCGACCATCGACCCTTTTTGACCACCGCCGAAATTAAAGTTTGGTATAGTAACGGGTCTTGCAGAAGTAGGAGCGCCTCCTACGCCCTTGCTAATATCAGATTTTTCTGATCCATAACCGACAATAGCATTGTAGTTAGGAATAAATCCTCCAGCAGCGCGACCACCCCCACTAGTGCCGCGCATAACTCCTGGAGCTATCCTACTAGCTATAGATTGCATCCTAGTCATAACAAGCAATTGCTCATTAAGAGCTGTAGTAAAGAACGCCGTCTGAGCAGCTCTTTTCTGCCCCACACTGAGAGTGCTATTTTCAATAGCTAAAATCTGTTTCTGTATTCCAGAATTGCTTAAAAGAGTGGAAGCTATTTGCCCCTGAAGAGTAGCTTGTTGTTGTGCTGCTTTATTTAAACCAAAAAATGTTTTAAGAGACCCAGCCCCAAATCTTACTAGATCAATAGCTAGTTTACCTATTATAGCTATGAATACGGCTAACCCAGGTCCAGTAATTATATTACCTATACCAGCTACTATTCCTTTTGCGAATTTAGCCCCTAAAGAATCTCCGTCAAAAAGACCTGTGATATCTTCGATAACAGAAGAGAAAAATCCTAATAGAGATTTAAGATTATCAGTGACCCCTATCTTGCCTAAAGCTTCCGCAAATTGAGCTACACTTTGAGTTGTCCGATTAATAGCTGCAGAAAGAGTGGCGTTTTGAGCCTCATTTCGATCATAAGCCTGACTTGTCGCATTTTGAGAAACTTCAGTTATAGCTATTGCTCTAGAGGTCTTAGAGATATAATCATCAAGTATAGCTAAGAATGGAGCGACTTGGAATTTACCTACTAGCCCCTCTGCTATCTGGAGTCTCCTAGCGTCAGGTACATCTTCTAAAGATTTAGCTAAATTTTGAATAAGTTTTGTAGCTCCCAGAACTTGGCCAGAAGCGTCTGTGACTTCTACCCCTAAGTTCTGCATAGTCTTTAACTTATCTATAGATTGTATTCTAGTGAATATAGTCTTGAATGAGTTACCTATAACAGCTCCACCTCGCGCAGTCTTAGCTTGCACTGCAGTAATAACACCAACCAACTCATCAAATGATACACCAGCTTGAGTAGCGACAGAACCTGAGCGCTTAATACCTTCGATCAAATCCTTCTCAGAAACAGCCGCTGACACAGCTGCCGCCGATAATTTATTAAGTACTTGGCTACTCGAAAGTCCAGCCTTATTAAAGGAGTTTATAGCTGCAGTTAAACCAGCCACAGCTTCAGAAGCTCCTAGACCTGACAAACGACTTAAAATTAAAGCGTCATTCAATCTGCTCGTAACCTCTTCTGCTTTTAAACCTTGACGACTTAATTCTAAAGCTGCTTGGGCTACTGTGCTAAAAGACTGTTCTGTATTTCTAGCGACATCGAATATAGTATTCTTAAACGACTCTAACTGTTGAGTCGAAACATTTAAAATAGAATTAATACTAGTTAAAGATTTTTCTACATCGATAGTGACTTTAATGAGGTTTTTGAACCCTCTAGTGACAGCAGACAATATTCCAACAGAAGCTCCAAAAGCTAATACGCGAGCATTAGCAGCTTGCATAGACTTAGTGAACTGATCAGCCTTACCAGTAATTCTGCCTAAAGGCTGAGACAACCCCTCAATACTTTTGGCGTTACCGCCCATATTGATCTTAAGATTTCTACCCGCTTTTTTAGCCGCCGCCTGAATGCTGGCTTCTAATCCTGTTTGAACTGTTGGTATTTTTATTGGCATATCCTTAAACCTTTAATGTATTTACACAAAGATTTACACATCATGCCCAGCTAATCGCATCATTTGTGTCATATCAAGTTGACCACCATGTTTTTTAGCTTCTTCAGAAAGGGAAACAGCCTTCTCACCACCCAAAGTTTTTACATCATCATCGGTAGCTCCGAAAACAATAGATCTATCAGCATCATCTTTTAGTCCACCTGAGTTACCGCCAGACTTATTTTGAGAGAACGCCAATAGTTTTTCTGGGTCATCCCTAATGTGATCGGGGATGTCTTCGGTATGTTGGAATATATTAAAAAACATACGACCATACAAAACTACCCGCAACTGATATATAGTTAATTCTGTTATAGGTTTTTGGTAAAAGCCATAAGCATCTTCGCATAGAGAAAGATACATGCTGAAAAAGGGTCTCAATACAGCTTTTTGAATTTGATCATCGTTTAGTCTAGATTGTATCTCCAGATGTAAATCCGTTAACTTTTTGATTTCCCAAGCATCTAACTCTGAAAATTCGTCTTCCGTATATAGGTTTTCTTTTAGGTCTTTATCTTTAAACAATAAAAACCTTAATAATTCGTCCGAACTTCTGCCAGCACCATAATCTTCAGCTGTTTTTCCGACAATTTCAGATCGACTCTTCTTTAATTCGTACAGCTCTGTTGAGCGATCTAATATAATCTTGTTATAACTATCTCTTTGAGAAGCCAATAATAGTTGATTTACGGTTTTTTTTAAGTTGGAAATCTCATTTTGAAGAGATGCTATTTTCAAATCATCTTTTTCACTCCAAAGTTCTTCCTCTAGAATGGATTTGATCCTTTCCTCCTCTGTTTCTAGACCTCTTTTTAAAGCTACATTTTTATATTTTTCAAAATACTTATGCAGGTATCTCTGGTCTCTAATGTTTACATGTTTAATATAAACAATATTATCACCTAAAGATGCCTCTGTATAGCCATCAAAAGCTTCTCCTATTAAAGAGATATAGAACTCCTCTTTCAAACCTCACCTTTTTCGACATCTTCAATAAGTTGATTAAATTCGTCAGGAGTAGATGCTTGGTTAAAGAACCAGAAAGCTAAGATCGTAGTTACTTTTTTTACGACATCAGCATAGAAGGCGGAAGACTCGTCTTCTTTCTCATAGTAATCTTCTATCTTTTTATCAAAATCATCCCCTTTAAAATAAGCAGTGAACTCAGCATCAGGATCGAGTTTAATGTTCGTAAGCATAAGAGTATACCAGAGCAAAAGCCTATTCTGAGCTTTATTGTCAGCCGTGTGGTTAAAGAGACTCTCCATCGAAGTCTCAGCGTCTACTAGTTTCCTTCGGATCTTTGCAAGGTCAGTTTTTAGCTGGTCTAGCTCTTCTAGTTGAGCTTTAGATTTTTTCTCGATAGTCTCTAATCTGACATATTTATTCTGAATTTCGAAAGTCTCTTTGTAGAGTACGCCATAATCTTTAGCTTCATCTTCAGTCCAAACTCCACCAGTATCACTATATTTCTTATATAGCATAGCTTTAGTTAGAATGCCCTTCTTAACACAGCGGCTCATTTCTACAGAATACTCCAACTCGGCCTCTTCCAACTCTCTACGCGAAGGCCGCTTAATAGAAATTTGGATCGGGACTTTTTCCTTCACTTTTTTTGTGACAGTAGTCTCTTCTCCAGTCTTTCTGTTTTTCCTTTTAGATACCTTTTCGACTTCTTTTTCTTCGTCGATAGTGAATGAATATAATTCTTTAAATGCCATAACCTTTTTTCTTATTTAAATACGAAACTTACTTGATAATTATCGATCCTAGAACACAAATTTCTAATAGATTCATTACCGCAATCTAAAATTCTTTTACGAATCCAGTTAGCCTTATCAGGGGTAAAGTGATCTGCGGTGTCAATAACTGGATGATACTTCTTCGGAATATTTTTATAGAGCTTTTCGTAATGAAAATCGTGGTCTTTTTTCATATCTTCGACCATGATTAACATCATTTTAAAAAGCCTAGAAATCTCGTCATTAGACATTTCCTCCAAATTTTTTTTAGCGTTCATCCTTAAACCTATCTCATTATATAAATAATAGTGTAAAAATCAACATGGCAGGTTTTTTATCAAGCGACCAAATAACAAAAGTTCAGAATTTGGCTGATACTTTACATACTACATTTGCACGAACCATCACAGTTTA